TTTACTTATAAGTTTTTTTCTTGGATTAATTACGCCTTTAGCAACACCACCAGACATCACCCCGGTAAAGGTGTCTATTGTAGTTATAGCTACACCACGCCTAATAGATCTTGCTTTTAATATTTGAGCTCTAGTACCTGTAATATCCATAAAAGGCATTCCATTTGGATCTTTGTAGGTTATAACTTCTTCATTTCTTAAATATTTTACAACATTTTCTGGAGTAAAATCTAATCCTTCCTTTTCCATTCCTTCTTGTAAAAACTCTTGATAAGACAAACCTGAATCCATAGTACCAGAAACCGCGCCAAATAATCCCGACATAAATCCTATACCAAAACCTATTGGATTTTTACCAACTTTAGCTTTCATAGTGGCAACACCAACCGTTGGAGCTAACATCGCGGCTTTTTGCCGTACATCTTCTGAATGTGCAAGTGCTGATCCCATCATTGCCATTGATTGAAAACTAACATCCCTTAAATACATTGGGTTTTCAGATACGGCAACCATAAAAGCCATTATACCACCATGCTCTTCATTAACTTGATCATATCTAGCCTGATACTTCTTCATGTTATCAGTGGCTTCTTTAAATTTATTATCTTTAGACATTTCAATCATAGCCTTGGCTTGCTCTTCAGTAACGTTTTTACCAGCCGTTCTCACATCTATACTGGGTTGTATTTCCTCTCCAGATTGCCATCCAAGCCCACTAGCTCTATATATATTAGATAATCCTTCGGCAAAAAAGTTAGAAACAGCATTGTCGTAACCTAAGTAGGGGGCTAAATGATGTTGAGCGGCAAAATATGTTGGTTTTTTTCTATCTGTTTCTTTTATCTTTTTGATATTTTTTTCCTCAGGAGATTGAGTTATTAATTTAAACCAATCACCTACACCTTCCAAGGTGTTTTTAACAGCATAAATATCCCCAAGTATAGGAGTTAATTGAGATTCAGTTGGAGATCCTATAAGAAAATTTCTACCTACCTCAGCCCACGTTTTTGGTTGTTTTGAAGGTTGACCTGTTGTTACACCAACCTCCACAGGGCTAGGATCACGCTCTGATTTAACTTTTATATCAGGATTAAACTTAAGAAGAGCTTCTAAAGAAACGTTATTTTTCTCAGCGTGCTTAATAAGTGCGTCTTCATTAACAGTTTTTCCACTTGGTAATATATATTCTTGCATATTTATATTATATTAGTTTTAAGCTCCTTCTACGTACTCTATAATTGATCTTTTAGTTACATTACCTTCGTCATTCACCCAAACTGGATTTTGTCTAGCTATAGCACTATCAGATTTAGCTATAATCTCATCCATTTCCATGTTGTGAGCTTTAGGATAAGCTATTGTGATATAGGGATGTTGTCCGTATTTATGGTTTTCTTCAAAGTATTTATTAATTAAATCTAATTGTTCTATTATAGGCATCTTTTTAATATCAGCTATTTTATATTGAGTACCACCTATAGTCTTGTAGTCTTTTCCTCTGTCTGCAAAAAATTGAATTAAACCAGTGGCTCCACTTTTCTTATTAACGGCAGCTGGATCAAAATTAGATTCTTTTTGAATAACGTTTAATAGTTCTCTTACATTAAAACCATGATTACTAGCAATCTCATTCACTTTATTCATTACACCTTCTCCGTTTACAAAGTCTTTACCTTTTTTAGATTTAATACCTAAATCTTTATAATACGCTTCGCTATTTACATCAATCCAATCTCCACTGGAACTCATCATTTGAGTTCCATCTGTACTTATGCTACCAAACATTGGATCAGGATTATCCGGCCCATATTCTGTTCCCTCTATTCTTTCTTCATTTTTTTCTTGTGCACTACCATAATTCGCTGCTATTCTTTTACCTTCTTTAGAATCAATAGGAACATATTTTCCAGATTCATTAAGAATCATATCTCCAGACGTGTTTGGTGTACCGGTCATTGGGTCAGGGTTGTTTGGTCCATACTCTATTTCTTCTTCTGTAGTCCCCTCTGCCTCAACTTCTTCTACCTCGGTCTCATCTACATCAGTTTCTTCTATATCAGTTTCTTCTACTTCAGTCCCTTCTACCTCAGTTCCCTCCACGTCAGTTCCTTCTACTTTCATTGATTTTTCGCCTACTCCTAATTGAACTTTAAAAGTAACATTTGACTTATCTTCTAATCTCGAGTATTCTCTAAGACTAATTTTTTTACCGTTATTCTCATATATTAAAAAAGCATCTTCTATACCAGCGTTCTTAGCTGCTTCTAAGGCAGCGTCAGCATCAGTAATACTGTTTCCGCTATAACTATAATATTTTATGAATTTACCACTCTTTTCCTCCTCTATTACTTCTAGATTGCTTTCAGTAATTACATCTTCAATTGCTACTTTTGGAATTTTCACTTCATCATCATCTGTTATCTGAGTATCTGGTGTTGGATCTTCCCCTGTTTTATAACCATATATTTTTTGCATTCTTCTTAAATCATCCGCGCTATAAATTTCTTCACCATGCTCGTATTTATCAGTGTCTGGGTTATAAGTATATTTTTTGTTATCAAAACCTACAACAAAATCATCCCTATTTTTTATAGCCTCATTCATATCGTCAATATCCTTCTTAGTTCTATAGGCTCCATATATTTCTGGTTTGTCAAATTTTCTTTCTCTAGCCTCTCTATTTGCTTCCTCTTTAGCAGTTACACCCGAATCGTATGAATTTCTAAGTGTACCAATTAAATACTCTCTTAATTTATCACCCATTTCAGTACCTGCGCTAAAATCTTCGTTTTTATAATATGCATGCCATTTATCAAATTCCGCTTGTGATATATCACCAGACCCGTCATCATCATGCTTTTGTAAATTTAATCTATCCTTAATATAAGTGTCAATAAACGGCGTTTCTTCGACACCATAGACGCCACTATAAGCAAAATCTACTCTACCGTTTTTACCAGCATTTTTAAGCATGCTATTTATACTACCTCTAAAATTACCTTCTTCTTCTTCAAAACTATATCCCTTATTCCCAAGTTCTCTAGCTCGATCACTTTGTGCAACCATACCATCTGTAATACCTGTAGATTGCTGCATCGCCCCAGCATAATCATTGGCATTAACTTTATTATTTTCATGATCTGTATAATAAAAATTACCATCTTCTAGTGTAAAGTCATTATATATACTTCCATTTGACCACTTTTCATGAAGTATTGAATCGTGATCATGTGCACCAGCGGATATATTGTCTCTACTTTCTAAAGCTGCTTTTCTTTTTTTAGCTATATTAACTAAACTAGCATCTAAAGCTTCAAACCCACCACGAACTCTATTCATTGTCTCTATAGCATCGATATATCTCTGGTCTGTTGGTTTTATTCCAGAGGCTACAACTTTAGCAGCTTCAGTATATGCCGCTTTATTTTCTGTTAAATATGCAGTTACCTTACCTCTTAATTCTTCAGGTACTTTAGATATATTTACACCAGCAGGCATAGCAGCCATTAACGCTTCAGTTTTAACTCTTTGCGTCTTTAGCATATCGCCCATAGCTTTAACAGCTGGTTCAGTTAATAATTTAGCGTAATCAGTAGTATCTAACTCTGATTCATACATTTTTTGT